TTAAAATGGATTGATCGAACTAATGCCGATTTGCAAACGATCAAGCGGTTCTCCAAACATGCCGGCGTATGTGTCTGTGTACTGTGGCAAACTCGTGCCATCATCACACACAACGCCGAGCCAGCCAGCCCGTTGTGTCGTCTGACTACGGTAATACGCTTGCTGGTACGGCTCACCAGCAGGAGTAAGAAAGATGATCTGGACTCCATCAATCGCTTCACCAGCAATACCGGCACAACCGTTGACCGTATCATTGCGATCACCTTTGGTTACCCAAGGCAGCCAACCGCTCTTAACTGTGTGAACTCGATACTTAACGCTACCATGATCAACGCGAATGTACAGCAGATCGTGCTGATGATTAGGCATACCAGCAAAACCGTTGTCACCAGAGCCGAAGTTGGTCACCTCATCAAGCCAACTGCCACCGAGCAAGTGCAAACCGTATCTAACGTTCACATTACCAGATACAGTTGCTTGCGGACGCGTGCTTTGTGCTGCTGGTGCGCTCGTAGATGCATCTACGGTAGTTGTCCCATTAGCAAGGTCGGCCGCCAGCTTCTCCTTTGTAATGCCCCAACGTGCTAGATACCCATATGGATCAGTATGATCACCCCAAATATGCTGCGTTACCCACAAATGAGACTTGATGCCAGGCGTTCCAGCACCGCCAGCGTCCAAACTAGTCGGAATGCCATATTGAGCAGCCATATCACGTGCAAGCTCAATATAAACAGCATAATCCTTCTTGAAAGTTTCGGGATCACTAGTGTGGCCCAATTCAATTTGTACCGGGCTGTTAGCATTTGCCACTGTCCCAGCGCCCCACTGAACATAGCCGGGTTCACCAACTTGATAAACCTGACCGCCATCGCCTACAACAAATGCCGTATAAGCAATTTCAGCAGAAATATTGTTTTTGAAGTAAGCGGCATTTGCACGCGCGCCAGATTCGGCACCTACATCATGTAGGATAATGTAAAGTCGATTAGCTACTTGCGATGAGCCTTCATTTGCACCCAAAGCAAATTCTTTGTTGATGGTATAACTCATACTATTTTGCCTCCTCACTAGCTACTGGAGCAACAGATGATGGTGCTGCCTGAGTAGTGGATTCTCCTTTAGGTCCTTCCGCTCCTACGGGGTCTCTGTAGCTCGGGCCAACTAATTTTGTCCACTGATATTTGCTTGGATCGTTGCTATCTTCTTGGTCATAGCTGAAGTATGCACCTATATATGATTTCCCAAGGGGATCCTTTGTAGAGAAGTCTACTGTGCCATCAGCGCTGTTGGCATAAGCAACATGGGGATAATATTGCAAATTCGTTACTTGAATGCCTTCTCTTTTCGGATAGGTTTCTGCTAGACTGTCTTTCAAGTCCGCAAAAGCTTTCTCAACTGCATTGGCAATTGTCTGTTCGTTTGTGCTGGTGAAACCAAGCGACTTTAAGCCGTCTTTCACAGCTTGAATGGCAGTCGATTTCTTGACCGCACCATCAATCGCCTGTGTCACACCGAGCTGTTCTGCCGCTGTTACCGCAGCATTTGCCAATGGCCCTAATACCTTTACCAAGGTCAGCGCCTGTTTGTTAGCCAGCAATTGTTTTGAGATCCAAGCCCCAATGATTGGGATTGCTGCTACTGCAAGTGATACCAAAAGTTCTGTCCAATTATTCATGATTGTTTTCCTTTCTGAGGCGCTCATTTTCACGTCTCAAACGGTCATTGTCTGCGCGTAATCTGTCATTCATATCCTCAAGCTCATCATGCCTGTTCTTCCGTTTACCCTCGCGGTAGGTCATGAAGGCAATAACGGCCGATGCTATACCGGCAAGATATGGGGCAAAATCAACTATTGCTTTGGTTATCGCTGCTGTCACGGCTGTCACTCCTTCGTGCCAGAATCAGCACAAAGGCTGTTATGATCGCATTGCTGATCCAATTTGAGTAGATTCCAGTTGAAATCGAGGTCAGGAATTGCAGTATTGTCAAGAACGACATTAAAAAGCTGGTAGTTGTAAGCAACAGACGATTGGTTATTGCCAACTGTGTTTCCCATAGCACCCAACCCCCAATCCCGAGTCCATCAATGACAAACAAAAACCCCACAATGTCATCGTTTAACCAGTCAGAGTAATGTGGGGGCCAAATGAAATAATGGTCATTGATGATTAGAAACAAGCCAATGGCAATCATACCAATGGCGAGTGCTGTGTGTGTCGGGTGATCTCTGATTTTATTTAGCATTGTCATCACTTCCTTCCATAAAAATAGCCGCTAGCTTTTGCCACCGACATAGTCATTGCCTGTAATTTGCTTGTATTGATCTGGGGTGATCATTACCGGTACATAAGGTGTTAAATCAATTCCCCAACTGTAAAGTAGTGCACACTGATCATAATTAGTCACTTGATTTCGCCGCCTTCAGCTGTGCTACTTCAAGAGTTAAATTTGCGAGTAGCATCTGTTCTGCGGTCGGTGTCACTTGATTAGCCGCTTTTTCTAGCGCTGCTTGCTTATCGGTATCTATTACAACAGTACCGTCATCAGCCAGCTTTGAGGCGCCAATGGCAATCTTTTTCAGTTCTTCAGGTGCAATCAGAATGGCTTTCTCATCATCGAATGGCGTTTGCCACTGACTGCCGTCCCAAAATTCCTGCTGGTAGCCAGTGATATAGCCATCTTCATCAGTGCTAAAAATTGCTTTTACTTTGTCAGCTTCCATAACAACCTCCTAAACTGCGTATACCTCAGTCATAACCGCTTGTGCAAGCGATCCGCCCTTGTTTTCAGCCGTGCCAACAATATGTGTGTCGTCATACCACAGAACTTTGAAGATGGTTCCAACATCCTTCATTGTGAAGGTCACTCTTAAATAGTTAGCACCAGTCGTGTTATAAATCAAAGCGGCCTTTGGTAACAGCGTGAACGCATAGTTGTTATACGTTGGTGATCCGTTTTGATAATAGCTCCATGCAATTAACCATCCAGATAAAGTCTTTGAAAGTGGCGTCGATATTGTTGCAGTATCTCCAGATTGCGGATAGAAAGCGCCATGCCAAACAAGCAAGTTATTATTTGTTAATTGCAAGACTCTTAAAGCATCTAAGCTGCTGGTGATCCACTCCAACGGCTTGTTACTGGCAGTTTGATAGTTGCCGCTTAGCGTTAACATACCTAACGATAGTTGCGCACTATCCATCAGCGTGCCTTTGTTATAAATTTGACTTAGCAAGCCAAATTGGCTGAGTTCGGTATGCGTCACCTGACTGTTGTCAGTATCCGAATACGTATCTGTGACGATCTTGCCATCGGCCATTGTGGTTGTCCCGTGGACGGTATAGTCAGCAACGCCATCGGGTTTGACACCTTTAAATGAAGAAATGAACTTAGACCCGGTAAATGTAACCCCGTTGAAGGTCATGCCGTTAAATGTTTCTGCCGAAAGAATCTTAGCGTCGATTTTATAAGGGTTCCATTTAGTCCCATCATAGGTATAATATCCCGTTACAACACCGCTGCTATCAGTCAGCCAATGCATATCCCCCTTTTTGGGACCTGATGGATACGCTGCACCAACAGTAATGACTGGCACATTATCACTGCCATCTTTGCCGTCACGACCATCAGTACCTTTGAACAATGCCCATGAGTATTTAGTTGGGTCGGTACTATCCGCTTGGTTCTGGTCAACATATTGGCCGAAATAAGACTTACCATTGCCATCTGTGGTTGAAAAGCCTTGTTTCCCATCAATGCTGTTAGCATAGGCTGTATGAAAGTAGCTAGTTTTGCCATCAGCTCCCTTAGGGCCCGGCACACCATCAGCACCATCTTCACCTTTTGGCCCTTGTACCAATTGCCAAGAATAAAGTTCTGGATTTGTGCTATCGGCTTGCGTGAAGTCTGTATAACTACCGATGTATTTTCTAGAACCCGGAGTATCCAGCGAAAAGTTCGTTTTACCGTCACTGCTATCGGCATAGGCAATATGGAAGTACGATGTCTTGCCATCGGCACCTGCTTTACCCGGCACCCCATCTTTACCATTCGCACCATCAGCGCCCTTGATTAGCGACCAGTTATAGTCGCTTGGATTCGTGCTGTCGCCAGATGTGAAGTCGCTGTAGAAACCAATGTACTTGCGATTAGAATCAGTTGTTGAAAAGTCGGTCTTCCCATCTTGACTATTTGCGTAAGCAAAGTGAGTATAGGCAGTACGGCCATCGGCACCCTTGGCACCGGGCAAACCTTGATCACCTTTGGGTCCCACATCACCGTCTTCACCTTTAAAAGCGCCCAGTTGTAATCAGCCGGATTAGTGCTGTCTGCCTGTGTGAAGTCGCTATACGTGCCAATATACTTTTGCCATCACCACCGGATACCGTGAACCCACTTTGACCGCTTACATCATTCGCCCAAGCGGTGTGAAAATAGCTTGTACGGCCATCTGCACCCTTTGCACCGGGAACACCATCAGCACCATCAGCGCCCTTAATCCAATGCCCACTTGCCCTTAAGATCAGTATCACTGACTTCAT